CGGTTCCGATATTGGTCGTACTCGGCGCACCACCCGTGGAGTTGTTCGGAGTTCCCGCGTTACTCAGGGTAGCATCGTAGGTCCCCGATGGGCTGACCTTGATTAGCGAAATCTTAAACGCGTCTGCGGTGAAGCTAATGGTGCCGGTCGTAACGGTCCCTGTGTGAGCCTTCGAGACGGTCACTTGGGTTAAACTGTCGATTGAGGCAACGATGGCTCCCGACGCCACGTTAGTTCCGCCTGCCGCTGCACCTACGGCCACGCCCGCAGTAGATGTCAAACCAGTAATAGTAAACGCGCCGTTGGCTCCTGCTCCTGCAAGACTCGACTGTGCGATCATCGTGCAATGGGCCGCCGAGAGGAACTCGACCTTCGCCGAATTCGTAATTGCTGTTGTCGCCATGACTTATACTCCCGGAGCAGTAGCAGAAGAGTGATTTGTCACCATAGCCGAAACAGCTTCGCGCCCGCCATGCTCGCCAAGTTCATCATCGGACTTAGTCAAAAGCGCATGGCCTTCGCTCGCGACTGCCCGAAACGCCTTAGCTAGGGGGTGGTCGGGATTCGCATCTGCGTGCCAGCTTCGCTCAATCATTTTTACATTATGAAAATGACTGTGAAGAACCTCCGCGAGATAGGCTTGGGTTTCGGGAGTAGAAAAATGTCCCTCAAAAGAGGTTCCCTTAGCCAACTCCACAATATCTGCCACGGCACTAGAAAGGTGTGGGGCCGTGTCAACTGGTGCTGCAAGATGGTCGGCGCCGCTGGTCGAAAGAGCGCCGCGCTCTAGGTCCTGAGCGCTTGCGTGGTGCCCTGCCAAAAGCTCAATCAACTTCCGTTCAAGGTCTGTTGCTTCGCGGTAAAGCGCTTCAGGCGCAGAAGAAGCAATTTCCATAATCTGCGCTACAGTCGCTTGCGCCCACTTCTCCGGCGGGTGCGGCCCGCCATCAGTCGCTAGAATTCCAATTTGCATGACGGTTTACTCCTAAATTATGTTGCCTTCTTCCCCGAGAGTCTTGCCACATCAGCCTTGGCCTGGGCCAGTTCGGTTCGGGACCGGTCAAGCTCTGCCTGAATCGCACCATTTTCTTCCCTCAAGGCTTCAACTTGCTTCGTAAGTCGCTCGATCGCGCCATCCCGTTGAGGGTCGGGTTGGGGAAGATCTTCAAGATCCGTCCCTTCAGGCGGGCTCAAGCAGTCAAATCCCCCGATATCAATCAGTGTCGGGGCGAAGTGATTCGGAACTCGAAAATACCCCCTTCCATCCTTATCCGTGACTTCGGGCTTAAATTCTTGTTGAAAAATCGAGACCGCTTCTGTCCCTAGAGGAAAGCGCATCCACATGACTTGTCTCCAAAGTTAGAGTCGGGAAGGGCATACCTCGATCCATGCTCGCGAGGCATACCCTACTCTCCCAACCTACAAGCTAGGCGCCGAATACCATAGTCCCAGTCCGGGGATTCAGGTTCGTGATAACGGCGAACGCGGGACTGAAATACATCGAGAACACTTCATCGACGTAGACACCGTACTCATAACGCCGTGAGCGCCAAGGCCACTGGATCTGATAATAGTCTTGGCGAACATGCGCCTCAAGAAGGTTCGCAACCCCGCTCACCTCATAAGGCGTCTTATCCGACCAGAGAATGATTGTTCCCTGGGGGACATAGGGATGAACTTCGACATCCAGCGTATTACTGAACGCCTTGTTGAAGTAGGAAGTCACCTTCCGACCCGCAACAATGCGCCCCGAGGTCTCATCGGCGTCGAACAACATACGGAACGGGGTTGTGGCGCTGTTCTGCCCCAACATCGCGCCGAAGGTATCGAAATCGTCCGCCGCCGAAATCAACATCCGATCAAAACCGATCTTGTATTGATCGTAGGCGGTACGCAGGACCGTGTCGAGTTCGGTAAAATTCGTCCCCGAAATCGTGAGCCCCGTGTTTCCTGTCGGCATATTATAGAGAAGCGACCCACCAGAAGACAGGCTCACGCCGGTTGGGATGATCTGGTTGGTTGCCATAAAGCGTCCAGGGTCGGGTCCCAGGATCGCCCCATAGATTTGCGGCAGGATACCGTCAGGAACAAGCACGTCCGTCGAATTGTCGGTGTAGACCGCACCGACCTTGAGGTTCCCAATTGGCTGCTTAGTCGCTGCCGCGTTGACCGTGAAGATCGCCTGATTCGACGGGGTAATACCGGAGAGGTAGAGAACTCCCGTCGCGGTCCCGGTGTACCAAGCATAGGCGGTTGCGCCTGGTACGACTGCAACCGTCGCCGTGATACACTGGGTGCCAGAAGTCGCAATGCTCGCCTCGGCGGAGGGCTTTGCGCTTCCACCACCGAAAGTATCCGTAGACCCGTCCGCGTTGATCTTCGTGACCTGGCCAGGAACGCCGCCCGTGTTGGTCACAGACGAGTAGGTCGAGTAACCCAGGTTCCCCATTCCCGAAAGCGCCACACAGATCACAAACGCGGTCGAGCCGCCAGCCCAGGTTCCAGTCTGGCCTGCGACCGCACCAGAGGTGAGGGTCGGAGTCGGTGTGGTTCCAAGAGGGAAGCCCGCATTTCCGTTGATAAGGAGTTGTTCCTCTTGGATCATCAGCGACCGGAGCTGGGCTTGAATCGACAAGCCAAGCGCCTCGGGGTTCAGATTCCGCGCTCCCAACCTTGCCTCAAACGTAACTGAGCTTTCAAGCCCCAGGGTCTTATAGAACGCCACCATGTCCTGCTCGGAAATTCCGATCCGCGCACCACGGTTTCCTTCCGAGACGCCCGAGGAAGTCCCATTCACGTTGATTGCGTTGATGCGCTTCCAATGATACGCGTTCCCACCGTCGGCGCTAACCCGCGGGAGCCGACTGATCCGCGGAATCAATTCCTTGTACGGATACATCGAGGCGACAAAGGGCTTTAGGTCGTACCAGAGAAGGTTGGTCGCCTGGGAGATAGTATCCGCTTTCGAGAGGGCCCCCAGTCTCTTCGCGATCATCTTCTCGAAACTATCATTTGCCAACAGCGCGTTGACAAATTCATTCCCAGCGCCCCCGGCGCCAGTGAAATCAGGAAGGCTATTCATTTCAATTCTCCAAAACTAAAAGGTTAAAACCTTAGTGGGTCCGGCCGCCGCCGACCGCCCCACCAAAATCAGGATCAAAGACCGGCTTGCCGTGCTTCCCGCCGAGGATCATATTCCCAAGCATTTTCGCGGTTGCCTGGTTATGAACACCCTCGTCATTAGAAGCAAGGTCAGCGGGGTTCACCCCACTCATAAGTGTCGCCGCTTTGTCCATCTCGACTGGGTCGCGCGAGTTGATCCCGAGGCGAGAAACATCAAAGGCGACAGGTTTGCGACCGCCAGCGGGGAGCCGACCAAGAGCTTCCGCCGCACCCTCGGCTCGGGCAGCCCGCTCAAGAAGGTCTGCTTCGCGCTGGGTTATAATCGACTTACTGCCTTTCGCCGCCTTGCCAGCGCCCCAGGGCTGACCATCGCCAGGGTCAATATCAGGAGTGCCTTCGGTCATAGTACCTTGCGAAACCGACTCCACCCCTGTGGGAACCTTATAGTCGGCGGTTCCCGAAGTCGGCGATTGAGCCGCCTGCCCGACCTTCTTCATCTGCTCCCCAGCGGCTTTCATGAAGGTCTTCATAGAGTCCAAGGCGCCGAAGGCTTTCTGCATGTGACCCATCGCCTTGCCCATGTCAAAGTCGCCATCAGCGTCGGGTTCGGGCGGCTTCTTTCCAGCCTTGACTAGAGCTTCCTTGGCGAGATAGGCCGCCTTCATCATGCCGTGGGTGGCTTTGATCGCCCCAGCGGCCTCTTTGCGCGCCCCTCGGGCCTTCTTCATGTTATCCCTTGCGAACGCAACCCTCTGCGCCCGACTGGGTTGACGCCCTGCCTTGAGAATGTCCACGATCATCTGGTCGAGACTAGCTTCTTTCGCCATCGTCGTATCTCCATTTTTGAGTGATGAGAACCAATTGTCTTCGGTGAGAGGAACCGAGGTCTCACCACCCTTTCGCAAATCCTTTTTCAAATCTAGAAACGAAGTTCCGTCCTCCCCGCGCTTGGTCATGGCCCCAAGCGAACCCTCGTCAGTCAGGGACAAAGAACTGACATCAGCCGGTTCGAGGTTCAGGAAGGACGGGTCTTTAGCTGACTTCGTAAGACCAAACTCGGCTTCCATCTTTTCAGTAATTTCAGCCCATTCAGCTTCAGCAACCAAGCTCTTGCCGAGTTTCTTGCTCCACTTGTCGGGAAGCTCGACCCCGAGTTCCGCCGCCCTACGCCGAATTAGAGCACGGGCGGCTCCTGGGTCCTTCGCCCTTCCAACCGCTTGGCGCGCGTTTGACAGGTCTTCCTTGTTCTTAATTGGGAAACCTCCGCCCGGTAGCGCATTACCCTGACTTGCAAGGCTCTCCCGTTCCTTCTCTTTTACTTCCCGCTTTAGAAGCTTCGCAGTCTTCTTCGCCGCCTTCTTTGCACACTTTGTGCAATCCATAAGCCCGTGCGCGGCACACTTACAGTCAGGACAATCAGCCATTCCATGAGCGGCGCAAGAGGCGGCTTTCTCGACTGGCTTAGCAGGAAGACTAAACCCGTCATGGGCGGCGGGAGGATTTCCGTTCTTTGTCAAGAATTCTGTGATTCCTTCGGCCATTGAGGCGACTTTTCCCAAAATCTTAGTCGTGGGATCGGTCTTGGCTTTTGCGGCCTTGACCAAATAAGCCGCCTCGTTCTCTTTCGCCTTAAATGATTTCGCCACTTCAATTCTGCACTCCGGGTTCGCAGGGCGGTCAACAAGAGAGACCTCAATCAGCTCGATTTCGGTGATTGTGTTTCCGGTCTTCGCGAGCTTTCGCCCACCGATGGAATAGCCCTTGTAGACCTGATCGAGGCACTTCTGGGCAGCGTCGCGATCGGTGATGCGGGAAGTCAGAAAGAGCCCCTTCGCATCGACGTTCGCCTCTTTTGCAACCCCAACTGCGGAGGGCTGGTGCATCTGACGTATGTTGCGCCATTCCCAGTATCCCGGAAGCGCCGCTTTGATCGCGTCGAGACTTACGACTTCGCCATCAAGGTCTAGCGCGGGGGTTGAAGCGTAGCCTGCAACCGTGCAGCTTCCATCTTTGTTTCGCTCGACCTTAGAAAGTGGCAGGAAGAAATTGAACGCGGCGCTATCAGCAGCGGCCGCTTTTGCGCCTTTGCTCATTGAAGTCTTCCTCTCAAAGAATTTACAATAACCCTCAGCCTGCACCGTGCCTTTAACCAAGCTACAACCGCTCGGAGGGTGAAACATTGTGCATAGACCACAGCGCGCTTCGCCCCTTGGCGAGTTCTGGTATTCGGCTTCAGTCTTAGTAATCGAAGCATGTTCCGCGCTTTTCTGAGTCGCGCTCCATGCTCCAGCAAAAGCTCGGGACTCGTCGTGGTGCGCAGCGTATTCAGAGTTGAATACATGGAGCCACTGACGGCGACGCTTAGGCGACTTAACCTTCGCGCGAACCGCAGCTGGAAGCTCCTTGACGCTGGAATAGGGCACCAGACGAGTCCCGGAACCGCTTCACGCTTAGAGCAAAAGGCCGCCCATTAAGACCTGAACGAGGTTCGCCAGGGTCACGATTGCGTCCTGGTCAACAGCGGCGGAGGTTGTAATCGTGAAGGTGTTGCCCGTTACTGCGCCGGTCGTAACCGCGACCGTGATCGTAGCCGCATTGACGGAAGTGATAACATAGGTCGTAACGGCGCCGCTCGTGCTCTTTGTCATGCTTGCCATTTTCAAGGCTCCTTGTTAGGACTGTTCCGTTCACCTTCGCGCTCATGCCGTGCCAGCGCCTCACGGAGCCGACCAACATCCTGTATCAAATTCGTTAACATCACTCTAGCGTCTTCAACCTTTGATATAACCACCGCTTGACGCTCTCGAACAAGAGTGAAACTCTCAGTAAATTGCTCAAACTCCTTCCGATGTATATGATCGGACTGAAATGTAGCCTCAACTCTTTCTTCGAATTCTGTTAAACGATTATCCTGGCGGCGAATATAATACCCCAAGCCGCCAACCATGATCGTCGAAATTGCAAGCACAATCATCAATAGTTGATAATGATCTAAGTCTACTAACATAGAAATGTTCTTTCACAGCCTCAAGCTCACAATGTTCGTCGCCCCGGTTCCGGCCGCCCAGACTTGTCTCACCACAATCGGAACAAGCCCCGCAACAACAAGCATCGCAACCTTGGTTCCATCAAGTAGCGTGACGGTCAAAGTTCCCCCCGCGCCGACGTAGAGCCCAGCAGTCGAAGCGCCGCGAAGCTCGACTGTATCACTTGGTGTCACTGCTTCTGCGTGTTGCGCGTAGATCATTTCTTAGGTCCTGTGTTGCGCGCTGGGAAACCGGTCACTCAGGCGCTCCTGGGGAGCAGTAAACGGGGCCTTTCCAAAGACCGCGACGAAGTCCTGCCAGAACTCGGCCTCAAGTTGGAGAAGAAAGCTCTCAACGAGTTCGATCTTCTGACCTTGCCGTTGCGCCCATCGAGCGAGGGCTTTTCCCGCATCAGGGTAGAAGCGCCAAGCATCAATGGGATGACGGTGAACAGGTCCTTGAACGGGCGCACTCAAGTAAATAAACCCTCCGGGCCTAACTACCCTTGCCATCTCGGCAAAAGTGAGCCAGAAAAACTCGTCGTGCTCAAGACAAGAACTTGAGATAACAAGGTCAAACCGATTTGAGTCAAGCGGGAGGACATGAGGATCACTCAAAACAACGTCCACGTTCTTCCCAGCAACTATATCAGCGCCGATATAAGCCACGCTTTGGGGGACTGCGTCCCTTAAGGTTCCATTAACATCCAGCGACCCAACGTCAAGAACCTGGTCCCCGAGCTTGGAATAGAGCTGGAAAAAGATCGCCCCGGTCATCCACGCCGATTTGTGCATCAGACTAAACTCACACAACTAAGCATCTCACTCCACTCAGGCTTTTTTCGCACATACTCTGTCGCCATGCACATTCGCCGTGCAAGACGCTCCTGAGTCAAAACTCTCGGCCAGTTGAATATTCCATGAAACCCAAAGGTTGATCTCACGGGCGCTTCCCGCTCAAAAGCAAAACTCCTCGCTGTGTCTAGGTCTGCCCACAAAAATCCAAAGCTCTCTAATTCCTTGCGATACTCTCGGCACAAGGTATCGTCTTCAGGATGCTTTGGGACAAACCGTTGGGTCTCTCCAATGAACCGTCCAAGCTGCCGAGAACGAAGACTAAACCCACCATTGCCAACATTAAGCCCATCCGAATGCCATCCCCACGGAGCGCCGATATAGTCATAAGTCAACCATTTGTTGTTCCAGAGCATTCCGTCAAGCACCCAGGAGTCCCATTGAACAATCAAATAATGGCTGGTTCTAATATGCCACGGAACCTCATGCCAGAGAACTTCCGCTACATCGTCATAGGAACTCGCCCTGGTCTTAAACCATTGCGCGTTTTTCGCGGTTAGAAGTCGCTCAGAGGTAAAGCACAAAATCTCAGACGGGCAGATTTGCGAGAGGGTGTCAATAAGCGACGCTTCTGCAAGCGCGGGATTCACCGTGTCGACGATAACCAAAGTAAGATCGGGAAGATACATCATGCCCGGATTAGGAGCCCTTGACCAGTTGGAAGTGAGAGCCACTCTACACCGAAGTCCTTGGCAACTTTCCTAAGCTCAACGCCCTGTTGCTCGTAACCGAGATAACCATAATCATCAGCGAGAACAAGGGCTCCCGACCGCAGATAGGGCCAACACGCCAAAAGCGCCTCGCGCTCGGGAACCGCACAATTCATATCCAGATGCAAGAAGGCAATTCGATCGGTCTCGACCTTGTCAAAAGCCCTAGGAACGGCGCCTTTTATAACCGCAACCCTCTTCCATTCGGCAAAATTACCGCAAACCAGATCATAGTTAGTTGTGTAAAATCCTGACTCCAGTTCGTTCTTAGCACGCACAGCCGCGCCATAAGCAACTTCTTCGGGCAAAAGCACACTTTCGTCAATGCCCGAAAAAGTATCCAAGAGCCAGAAGGTCCGGTGCTGCTCTGACCAATTTAGGTATTCCATAATCGCAGAAGCCATGAAGCCCCGATTAGTTCCACACTCGACAAAATCCCCCTGAATCCGCAGGGCTTGAGTTGCGACCCAGAGGCCCACATGCACGCGCCAGGGCCAACCATAATCCCGGCCTCCGGCACGACATCCTCTTGCATAGGCAGCCTGGAACCTTTGGTCCTGAAGAAATGGCGCCCCATGACTTGTCGCGAGCCCATCCATTTCCATCAGTCCGCCGCCTCTTTAAGTGCTGGAGCGCTTTTCGCCATTAGATTAGCGATTACGTCTTCCATAGTCGCAACCCAACTTCCTGGGTTGCTTTGGGGAAAGATTGTCATGTTCTGATACCAGGGCGCGCCGCTTCCACGGTCCGTGTTCCACCACCGCCAACAGCGCGTGTGTGGTCCGAGCATCCAAACTTCTTTCCCCATCGCCCCCGCAAGGTGCGCAACCGCGGTGTCGACAGCGATCACCAGGTCGAGACTCTCAACCAGCGCCGCTGTGTCGGCCCAATCCTTACACGACCGCATCGTGTCTTGAATCAGGCCCTCAGCACCCAAGGTCTGAATATCACCTTCGCCCTCGCCCTTTTGCAGCGACCAGAGCTTAACGCCTGGAACGCTCGCGAGAGGAAGGAAGAGCCGTAAGTCGATTGTTCGCCGCAGCGCGGTGTCGGCGTTCCATTTCCCCGAGGCCCAACAGATTCCGACCTTGAATTCCGAATTAGGAACCGACTGAAGGTCAGGGGTGACCACCAGCGGTGGGAGATGGTTCTTCAAATATGGTGCGGGATGAATGTCCTGCTTCTCATAACCCAACCAGCGAAGCGCGCTGAACATAGGGGAATGAAAATCGAAGGTCTTGTCATATATTTCTGTGAAACCCAGCACCGTAACGCCAGGCCACTCTTGAAGTCTAAAGAGCCGAACGAGCCCTGGCGGTAGCGCCATTGTGACTTGAGCACCTAGTGAAACGAGGTCCCAGGCAAACCGACTCATCATAAGCGCGTCGCCAAAACCTTGTTCGGAGTGGAAGAGAATGTGCTTCTGGTCCAGGTCTTCGCCCTTCCACTCGGGTACCCCCAGGTCCCAAGGCTCAAGATGAAGAAGATTATACCAGCGATTCTCATACGCGACTAGACCTTCCCGGAGCCGCCCGAGGGCGAGAAGAATGTGCCCCCGATCACACTGCATCTGGCGGTGGTTTGGAGAAAGTCGGAGCGCCGTTTCCATATATTCCAGCGCCGACTCTAGCTTTCCCTCACGATACGAAAGAAGCGCCAGATTCTGCCAGGTAACTGGATCGTCGGGGGCGATCTGCTTTGCGACTTCAAGAACCTCCCCAGCCTCGGGGAAGCGATTTAGTCGCATTAACATATTGCCCAGGTTGTTCCGTTGTCTCCCGTCCCCCGGAACCAACCTAATCGCGCGTTCCGCATAAGCCGTTGCGGCTTCGAGCTTCCCTAAGTCAGCAGCGAGCGCCCCTAGGTTCGCCAGCGCCATCCAATTCTCTGGTTCGACCGTGAGAGCAGCAAGATAGTGGAGTCTTGCCCCCTCACGGTCGCCCTCAAGCTGAAGGGCCGCACCCGCCCGGTTAAGTTCGCTTGCGCTTGGCATCGGTTTTACCACGGAACCTAGAGAGGGAACCTAGAGAGGGAACCTAGAGTCAGGAAACGGGCGACGAGTAAGAATACCCATAGGAATAAACGTGAGTCCCGTTTGGCGCGGTTGAGGAAATGATCGACCCGGCACTTGCCGCGACTGTTCCAATTCCCACGTTCGCGTTGTCCACCGCTTCTTGGAAGACCGCAAAATCAACGAACCCTGGATCAACCGGGAGACCAAGGGAATTCGTATCATTAACCTGGACGAGCGGCGAAGCGCCACCGACTAATCCGGCCACGACAACCGAGTTTACCAAACTCGCTGCCTTACTTGTGTTCGTCGTGGTAGTGGTTGTTCCAACCGCGACTAGGGAAACCGCGTCAACCGTGGATTGTCCGTCGTTTCCAACGTAAGTCAGGGTCGCTGTTCCAGCGGTGATGGGGGATGTTCCCGACACAACCCTGAGCGCAAGCTGGCGGGGAACATCAGGTTGGTTCGCGATGCTCAAGGTCCCGTTTGCGAGCGCCGTTGATGCGACGATCCTCGCCGCAGTCGCGAGAACGGGCGCGGGAGTTATGACGGCCCGCCGAACGACGTTGTTGATATATGTCGCCCCAGCCGCAAGCAGCGCGGGAGCGTCGCGAGTGTCGACCGTGATCGAGTTGTCGCTCGCAGCTTGGACATTCGCAGGATTCGAGTATTGGGTCTGAATGACTCCCCCGAGAGGGCCAGCATTTAGTCTAACTGTTGACATTGTCTAAACTCCAGGTTAGAGAGAAGAAAGTGATTTATTTACGCGGTTCCTGCTTGAAGTTGAAGCCATTTTGGACCAGACTTAGATTTCTTCTTTTTCTTCTTCCGTCGTGAGCCAGAAGTTTGATCGTAGGACAAAAGGTTTGTGGCTTGAGAGATTGTGTCACCGAACTTCTTTAGGTCGGCCGAGGTAAACACGACCTTCCCCACGCCCTGTTCCGCAATCGGCTCGTGAAGGTCTCCGTTTTTGAGCCAATCCTTGAAGTCCTTCATCTCGATTTCCACAACCGCGCGGAGCTTGTCGTGACTAAAGTCCTCAAAGTGACTCTTCAGCCAATCCTTCACCGCTTTGTTTACTTTCTTGTACCCGATCATAACCTTGTGCTCGTCGAAGCCCTGGTTTTCGCCAGAGACTGAGACCTTGTCTTGGTCAATCACAAAGACGGTCGTTGAATTCGGCTTCTTCCCAAGGTAGCAGTCGATCTGCATTCCGTCTGCGCCGATATAACCCCTGATGTAGCCGTAGGGCGCGGGCATCTTGACTTGCCACTTCTTCTTATTCTGATCCTTCTCGCCCCGGTAGGAGCCCTTTTCGTTTTCGATTGAGATATTAAGTCCCTGAATCCAAATATGTCCCTTCTTATAGTTCCCAACGTGCTGTTGAAGATGACTCACTCGGTCGATGTCACCCTCGGACTCTTTTGCGGCGTCCTTGACGTCTTGGTTTGAGACTTTGGAAATTTCGCCTTTGTGTATGGGCGTGGGGGTTGTGGAGGCGGTATTTGGTCGTTTAGGACCTCGAATAGGCTGACCCTGTTTTGGCGGAGGACTGGGTTTAGGGCTGGTCCCGGAAGCCCCGTCTCCCGCTTGACCGGTTCCGCCCTGGACTGGCATGGCTTTGCCTTCCGCCGCGTCAGCGAGTGGAATAACCGCATTACCGACGTGAATAAGCGCAACATCGCCTCCTTCAATCGGTTCAAGACCAAGTTCATCTCGTGGTTCGTTAATTGGCCGCATTCCACTTGCTATCTGAATCTGATGAATCTTCGCTTGCTTCTCGGAATCCGGTTCCGGGCGCGGAAGGAAGACAAACTCAATGTCGTCGTAGCCGAATTTATCTTGGATGATGACATCCATTATGTCATCTTTCCAATAGGACATTAGCGGATAGAGACCTTCCTCCTCCGCGGTCTGCTGCGCGTTATTCGCCGTAGCTCTATTGACTTGTTTAATAAAGGGAGTCGGGGAAACGGAATAACCGTAACAGGCCAGACGGATCAGAGTTTCATCTCGTTGGGACCACAATGACTCCCCTGAGCTGTTCTTGATGTCAAAGGGCTTCATACCCCCCGGAACAAAGCGCGCCTTTGACTTTAGTTTCAAGTTCCCCGATAGCATGGCATCGAAGTGACCCTGGAACATAGCAATCTGACGAGGGGTCCAATTATCCGGAACAGAAATTATTAAATCCGGAATGGTTCCTTCGGCCCAGAAATTGTATTGATAAACGGTCTTCCGAATGGCCTCCATCGCCTCGATTAGGAACTGCTCGGTTGGTGGATACCCGAAGATTGGCATCTCGGGGCGCAGTCTCATCGGAACATACATCAGCTCAGCTTCATCAAGATTGACCATTGGAAGGCCCTTGATGATCTGCTGGAACGCGGGCTGGCGCTGGATATATGTTATCCCGTCTTCGTCAATCTCCACGGTCGAATCTGGGCGCCGGCCCGCATCGTCGATGAGGGGGAAAATCGTTGCGCCGTCCATCACTTCTGCTGACAAGACCCGTCCAGCGCGGTCCCGATTAAAGTAAAGTGTTGGCGCGTCAATGACGAAGAGATCGTCGAGGAGCTTGCGAGACCATTGACTGTACGAGAGTTTCCCGTCGGGTCTCTTAAAGAACCGTCGCATTTCGTCAACGGACTTTGAGGTCTGCCTTGGCTTGTCGCGCAGCTGGATTGTCCAGGGAATTCGAAGAAGCTGATCTTTGCGAGTTTCGATGATTGTCGCGAGAACGCCCCAGTTGTTCCTAAGTCCCCGCAGCATCTGCATGAGGTCCATGCGAGGCTGGACATAGGCGAGGTTATATCCCGAAGGATAGTCCCACTCGCGAGGTCTGTTAATGTAGGGCGGTCCAAAGGGCCAAATCGGCTGGAAGGGAGTGTACGGACTCCCCATGTCGATGTCGTCGATCCAAGAATCCGGCTGCTCAAGCCGCTCGGACCTGTATTTGGAGTTGTCTCCAGTCGTTCCTGGCTGCCCTGGATGGTTGTAGGTCATAAGACCTGTATTCGCCGAGATAGGGCTCTGACGGCCTCCGGACGCAGGAGTCTTCTCAAGATCGACCCCGCGTGAGCGTTGCCATTCCCAGAAAGACTGCTCGCGTGCCGTTCTTGCCATCAGAGTCCCATCCAGATTCGCAGATTTCTGTTTTCGGCCCTCATGCGGCGATTCCTCTCGCATGTTCAGGGTGCCAAACAAACATTCCATCGCTCACGCGACTTGGACCGATAATCGGCTGCCCGCAGGCGGCGCAAAGGGTCTCGGTCGGAGCATAGTTGTTCAGCGTGTTCAGGTAGATTTCAGTTAGTTCGTTGTCGAGAACCTCGGGCGAAGGGCGTTGAAGGCGACGAGAGAACTCAGGACCGACACTCTCAGGGATTTCCTCGGCTTGCGCTTGGCGATTGGCTTTTGCGGTCTGCCCCGCGTAGAAGCCGATTAGGTTTGTGACTGGGCTTGCCTCGGTCAGCTGCTGTCGCGCTAGGGCGAGGGCGCACACACAGTCGTCATTCCAGCCCTCGGCCGCCGTGTACCGGACTCCGGTTCGGGTTAGCTCGTACTCGAAGGCGAGGAGTTCTGACTTAATAGGGCCGTCAGGAAAGCTGATTTCGTGACCCTGGATTGAAACCGCAAGGCCCTCCATCAACCTCTGTTTCGATAGAGGCGAGAAATGATACCCGAAGAAGTTCCCGTGATCCTCTTGAAGTTCTTCGAGGACCGGGTCGCCAATGCCCGTCGAATCAACGAGCGCGGGAGTGTCTTCGCCAACGATTTCGTGGATTCGACGGATTGATTCTCGCCAGGGAATTCCTTGCCATCGACTGAAGGAACAAACATTGCCGTCCTCATCAAGCCCAATTACGACGAGCCAGTCTTGCTTCTTGGCGAGGTCAATCCCGAACGCAACGGGAGGTTTATTAGAGAGCGCTCGAACGCAGGCATAGATATGGTCTTCACCAAAGGGATTTCCGCTATCGTCGGACGCAACCGCTTCATAGAGTTCTTTGAAGACGTTCTCAGGAAGGTTCCGTCGGGCATCTTCTATCTCTTCTAAGTCGAGCACTCCCGCTTCAACCGCGTCGCGCCAGGTTATTCTAGCAAAGTGACCATTCGGCTCCTGCCCCGATTCGACCCGTCGGCAAAACTCATAAAACCAGTTCCGCCGCCCCTTGACGTTCCCGATCATCACGCAGGGGCCGCGCGTGGCAGTTAGGGTCGACCTCACCGCGTGCCAGGCGTCTTCTTTCGCCCGACTCGCTTCATCCATAATCGCGCCGAATACGTCTTCACCGTAGAGTGAGTCGGGATTGTCGGCCGACTTGAAGGCGATGTGGGTTCCGACAAGGGTAGTTATAGTTGGCGTGGGAGATTCGCGTGCGGTAAAGGAACCGGCTGACATTCCTTGCTTGACACGGGAGAAGGCGATGCGAGCTTGGTCGGAAACGGGCGCCACCCACCAATAGTTCTGGCCGGGAGCAGCCTTTTCAATTCCGTTTCCAACGAGCGCCCATTCAATAATCCTCGCGATCGAGGCAACGGTCTTTCCTGACTTAGTCGAAGCCTCGCACAAGGCCCAGCGACGGTCTGTAAAGATTGCATCGTGTTGCTTGGCGTAGAGAAATGGTCGGGTGTATTCGGCCAACAGGACTCCGAGATAAAAAAAGGGCGGGGAGAACCGAAGTCCTCAACCCGCCCTAAGTTCGCCCAACCGCAGCAACACGCTTCAGTCGAGAGCAGCAACGGCATTGCCACTCAAATCGGCACAAGCCAAGCAGGCTGCGCCGCCGCACAAGGATTAACAGAATTGTGAGGAAAAGATAGAGCTAAATCGCGGCGGCCTGCATAAAGGCGTATATACGGCATACACTACCATTTGTGGCTCTTCTGCATACCTCAGAGAGCGCAAAAGTATGCCAAGTCTTGATAGTCTTTGCATCCCGACCTAACAGTAATGCTATCTTTCGCCAGGAGTATAAATGCCTAGAATTCACGGGATGAATCAATGCTCGACTGTGAAGAACGCGACGTTTTAGGGGATCGGAACACAAGGCTGGAAGAGTCAATATCTCTTCCATTATTGGTATTTCGTCTTTAGAGGGGCCTGGCGCACGCAAGGGTGTCATATTACGGAAATCTAAAATCTCAAACTTCTCTTGACTGTATTCAGGCCAGATCACCTTAATGTCTGCTGGCCCAATTCGAGGGCCAGGCATTGCGATAAGTCGGGCTCCGGCCCATTCGAGCCAAACCTGAAGTTCCTGTGGGGTTAGGTCTACCACACTAGCGGTCCTTGCCCTAGCCAATGATAGACCGGCGCTTGGCTTGCAGTCGCGGTGAAGGCGGTTCCCTCTAGGATGCCAGAAATCGGCTCTGGGGAGTCGGGGACAAGGGTTTTGCAGATAACAAGGCTTCGCAAGATGTGTGGGCGAAGGGCGCAATTTATAACTGGGAGATAAAGTCCCTTCAACTTGACTGACGCCCCGGGAACCCAGGTGTACTTGACCTCGATGATGAGAGCAAACCCTGGGTCGAGCCAGAGGATACAGTCGGGAGAGCAGGCCCCATCACCATTGGCGTCGCGGAAGTGGAACCAGGGATTCTTTTCGACCTTTGCGCCGAGGGTCTTGGCAAGGGTTGCAATTGCTCGGTGGACCTTATTCTCATAACGAACCCCATTAGCCTGAGCAACCCCGAGGCGCGAGGTTCTGACTTTGCCAAAGCGTGGGGAGGTTCGTTCGGCAACGGTCAGAGCACCGCGGATTAGGCGGATGGGCTCTTTCAAAGAGGCGTAGGCAGGAGTTGTCATAACTTCACCGCCACTGTACTGCCAATAAACGTAACCCAATAATACCCGTCTTCCATCGGCCCACTTAGTCCGCAGTTATTCGGGTGCGGGTCATGAACTATACCTCCACCGCAACCTACAACAGTATGACCACAATCTCGCACAGTTGAACCACCCAGTAAATAATAAGTTGTAGGGCATTGAATGCTGAGCGTCAGAAGTAAGTCTTCAAGCACCATATTAAATGGAATGCAAATGGGCCACAATCCTAAGTGACTTAGAAAGTCTCGCTGACGCCTTTCAAATTCCTCACCCTCGTTATTAGCCAGACCGTGCATGAAATGAGGGACGTCTAGGATTGGAAGATCGAGAATTGACGCAAGTGCGGCGCGATGGCAGTCGCCATAAGTCTCGGGAGGGTTGTGAAATAGCAATTGCTTTTGTGGAGTCACTGACGGAGCTGCCTAAGCCGCTGCGCGCAAAGAAATGGGCTGATCGTCGCCAACCAACCCATCTTCTTTCGTGATAGTCACCTCTCTGGTCGTGTTTCCAGCGGAATTTTTGGGGCCGCCGGGGGAAGGGAGAGTTCGAGCAACCCGCCACGCGAGGACCGTTTCGCGAGTCACAATCTTCTGCGACTCGGGCCAGACAGTCGCCCGGCGGAGGTTCAGGGAATAGGGAGTGGAGGTCTTGTACATTGTCTTAGTCCTGTTTTTCCTCTTCAACAACTTCACCGTCTTGTGTTATCGTCTTTGGCCGTAAGTCCCGGGTCCCCATGTTAAAGGTTATTTGAGTTGGCGGGGAGGAGACCGTGACGGCTTGTTTGGGAGGGGCAATTGTTCGGTCAGCTCCAAAAGCCCCGACTTGGCGAAGTTCGCCAATTGGAATTTGGGCTAGCTTTGCTGGGTCTTCGAGGCGGGCCTGAATCTCGTGGGCAGCTAGTTCGGCGATGTCCACCAAAGTATCTTGAAAGGCCGCAGCGCGATCTAGGTCGAGATCGGTACGCTGGGCTTCGTAATAGGCTTGGAGTTCTTGAAAAGCGGGGTCGCGGGTCAGGTCGCCAATCCGTTGCGCAGTTCGACCAACCAGGACTGCGGTTTCCTTAACGCTTTTCCCGTTCGCCAAATGTCTCGCCGCGGCATGGTGACTTGCGCGGAGGCGCTGGATAACGGGCGGCGCAACGCGGGGCGTGTCTTCGGTCGAGAGCCGGATTAGGTCAAGGGGTGAAAGCTCCCGCTTTACGGTCATGAGGAGGGTCAATCCGGGCCGTCCGCGCGATGGTAGCATGACTTAACCTCCTTTCTGCCTAATGATTTCACCTGTGGTAATTCCGAGCCTCGCTTCCGCGTCAGAGATTGCTTCTGAGTCTGTCTTGAATGGACCAAAACCTCGCTCGCCTTGCGCTGGCAGGGCCTCGATGTCTGCAATGACCCACCAGAACCACCGCCCCGGTAAAGTCTCTTGCGTGATAACAAATTTCTGGCCTGTTAATGATTCTTCTAGAAAGGCGGAGCGCATGGTCTGGTCCTCCTTTCTGACTAAAGGTTTCGCCCTTGGGCCGCCTTCTCTTTGCCCTTGTCGGTGAGCCAAATCTTAGTATGTCCAGCCTCAATCGTAAAGCCTATAAGACCGGTATCTCGCAAGTCAATTAATTCGCCTATTGTCAGGTCAACCTTCGCCCCGCTGGCTAGTCTGTCAACGACGCCCAACACATGATGGCTTTCCTCATAAGTCATTTTTTGGTCCTCTATTCTGACTTGCGCGAAGCGCGGCATACGAAAAAAGTCCGAAATTTTCTGCTACCTCTCGAAGCGTACCCTGGCGCGCCGACCGTCGAGGGGTCCCAAGGTCGGGGTGGGGGGTCTTTTACAACCCCCCGTTGACCAAGTCATTACTTGCGTTTGGCAAGTATAGCGCGCGCTTCCTCTTCACCACCGACCCATTCTCTTACGAACTTGTCGTGCCGCGCCACACGCTTCGCTTGAAACTCGCTTGTCTTGTCCGTTTCCTGTACGTAAAGAACAGTTGCAGTACCTCCCGAGTCTTCAAACGCTCTATGTGCAGCACTTTTGTTCATGCATTGCACACCGTTAACAAACCATAGGGTTTTCATCTTCCGGTCCTTTCTCGTGAAGACTTGGTTTACTTCGCACCATTGCGAAGCAAGTAAAGCAAGCGGAGTCGCAAGACTTCAGCACAATAGGCGGTCCATTTAGTCATTGAATTGATCCATTCTGATAAGGTGGATCATTGCTTCGTGCAAT